ATGTAGTAGTCCATACCCAGAATGCGTCCCATGCTCGCCTCGCGGAGAGCGGAGCCACCGTCGCCGCGCTGATCGGCCTGCAGGACCTGCGTAACATTGCCGAGCATATCGGCTTTTGCTTGACTGTTGATGATCGAGATGCGTCCACGCGTCGGCACCTTGAGGTCGTCGAGCTTCTTAACCACGCCCACCATGTCAGCCAGTGAGTCGGGCGGATCTCCAGCGGTCCCTACAAAGTTAGGAATCTGGGAACCCTTGCCGAGAATATAGCTGTCAATGCCCTGCGCGATTGCGGAAACAGCCGGTTCAAGCAACTGCTGGCGAAAGTTAGCCAAGTCAAGCGTCCACTGCTTGGACGTAACGGCAAACGTTACGTCAAAATGCTTTTCAAGCGTCAAGCTGCGGCTCGACTCGGTAGCATCCTGCGTGGTCGTCGTGCTGGTAAACTCCTGCGCGGTAAACGATGCAGGGCCACGGACAGAGATTGTATCGCCAACCTTTGCGCCGCGAAAGTCGTCAGCATACGAGCGGTTGAACAGATTAGCCGCCACCAGTTCATTCTCAAGAATCAACAGGGCTTCGCGACCGATAATACTGGGAGTTAGAAACGTGTTAGCCATTTTAAAAAAATCCTTTATTTATTAAGGCGCTATGCAGGGATAAGCCCTTGTTCTCGCGCCTGTCTGTATTCGCTTAAACTCATCGATGCAACTTCTTCCGGCGTAAACTCACGCCGCGCCCCGCCCTGTCGTGCAGTGCTATCGGGCGTTGTGCCACCTCCAGAATGACCGTTCGCCTTAAACGCGACCGCAAGGTCCGGGTCGTTTCTTCGCTCCGCTACGAGGTCTGAAAACCCCATAGGTGCAAGATCCTTTCCTTTTACTCGCGGCGTGCCGTCAGCGTCAACAATCTCTACAATGACCTTCCCGTCTTCGTCAGTGCGTGCGCGGACCTCATTTTTTAGTATCGGCATCAAAAGACGCGGATTGCCTCCGGCCTCTATGATCGCGTTTTGCAACTGGCTGTCAATTAGCAAGTCTTTAATCTGCTCCATGCGAGCATCGGCCAGACTTTGAATGGGCGCGGTAGCCTGTTCGATATTCTCACGCGCAGACCGTTTGACATTATCAAGCTCGGCCCTCATCCGTGATATTGCCTCGGATTCCTCGCCTTGCGTGATACGCAACGACTCCAGTTGTTGCAACGCCTCGGCCAACTCTTGCGGGCTTCGCCCTATTGCAGAGTACTGCTTCAAGCCCTCCTCTGCTTTGGTCGCCCGGTCTTTGAGTTTGCCGAGCGTGGATTTAAGCCCTTGCACATTTTCCAACGCATATCCGCTCTCGTCGGATACTGACAAAATATAACCACCCGCGTCTGATTCCGCATAATATTCTCTCAAGTTTTCCGGTATCTCGTCGGTGGTTTCATATACGGCTTTTAGCATTATATCCCCTTCGGTGACAGCCTGCAACTCGGCAGGGCTTTAGTTGATACAGGCGACTCGCGCCTGTACTATTTTACTATTCTCTTTTTCTTTTTTCAAGAGCTTTTAATTGTGGGAGTGTTAGCAGTTTCCCGTTGTTGTTAGTGAATTCGTTTATTTTTATCTTGTTTCCCCTAAAAAGGGCCGCCCTATTCGGTCCAAGGATCTGGTCTTGCACCTCTTTGGGTTGTCGCCGGAGCCATTTATTATACGTCACATCTGACGGAACTGCGCCGTTCATTGATGCGCGAGCACCGACCGGCGCGTCAGCCACATCAAGCCCTAACTCGCGGTAGCTTTTTAGAACCGGTGTCATTGTGCACCGGCAATTAATATGGGCTGGCGGCTGACGGTGCGCCGTGCCGGGCTTATACACCTTTCCATCAAGGCCTCCGCATTCGGGGCAGGTGCGCGTGTCTAAGGTCGCCACCCATTTGATGCCCTTTATAATATCGTCGTTCTCTGCAAACGTTTGCTGTCGGGCCGCGTTTGACACATTGTTGATTGAGGTGCGAACGATGGCCTCGGCCTTGCGCCGCGTCGTGTAAAGGATGCCATCAGTAAATTTATTGGCTCTTGTTCCGCGCACCCGTTGCACCATCTGCCCGACTGTCTGCCCCTCTGCCGCGCCCAATCTTATAGCACGTTCGAGTTCTTCCTGTGTTGAGCGTTGCAACTTGCTAAACCATTCCGTCAACGGCGTGCCTTCTATCGGTGTATTGATCGCAATCGACCGCAACAATTCAGCCGATGGGATAGTCGTATCCAAGACAACCGGAGAGGCTTCGTCAAGAAGGTCAGCCACCCAATTGGCCTCATCCCGCGAAAGCTCTGCAAGCAATGGAGTCAAGCCCTGCCGCGCCTCGCGGAATCGTCGGTCGTTGATCGCTCGCAAATAGCCAAAAAGTTTACGCATCCGCACCGTTGTCGCCACGCCGGGATCTACGCCGATGCGCCCGATCTTTTCGTAACGGCGTATCAACTGCGCGAGAATGTCTTGCTCCAGATCATCGAGCAGTGCGTTGATCTTTTTGACCTCGGTGCCGCCCAACTGTTGCAAATAGGCCTGATGCCGTATCACGCGATCCATGACTTCCTCGTTGAGTGTCAACGAGTCGCCAAGGTCGCGGAGATCTACCTGCTTATTCAAATAGATGCCTCAATAACGAAAGGGCTTTCTGTTTCAAGCCCTGCCAGTATTTGCTCAACATCGACAGCCTCATGGTATAACCCCCGTCGCTTGCGCTCGGCCAGATAAGTGCGGCGATCTAATACGCCGAGTTTATAGTCCTCGCGGATCTCCTCGAGTTCGCGGCCCGTCGCCGCACTATAGCCTAAATCCTCGCTGATGGATACTGCCGGAGCATCCAAAGCACGTCCAGACCATTTAGCCGACAGGGCGAGGGCTTGCTGTAGTCCGTCCTCTAATAGCATGACGTATGCCTCAAGGTCACTGATCTCGCGGCTTGCTTCAATCGCCAGTTCTGTAGCGGTTGGGTTGCCGCTTTTTCGCTCGACCGGAGCCAGTGCAAGGCTTTGCATCTGTTGCTCTAACTGCCGGAGCGCATCCGAGCCGACCTTGACGGCTGACCCGTCGGTTTCTATGACCTCGACATCGCTCTGTGGGTCTTTGTTGCCAAAGACTTTATATGGCCCAATCTCGACCGATGCGACATCCTCCTTACTGAACCCGCGAAAGAAAAGCATCGGCACACGCGCAACGGATTCGATGTTGTCTTGATCGGACTGGTTGCGCCAGTGCTTAGCGTTGAGATGCGCCAAGCCCTCAAGGGGCGGCTCGCATTCAAGCAACCCCTTGCGGTTGGCGTAGATCGTCACAAGTGGAATCTTGCCGAGCGTGTTGGGGTATTCTGCGACCTGTTCCCACTGCTCGTTTTCATCCTCGCCCGAGATACGCTCCCAGAGTTCGATCATGTCCGGCATCCAGACAACGACATAATGCACCGGACGCGTTGCCCATCGGTTTGTCTGGGACGGCACATCGACAACGTGGCGCACCTGCAACCGCGTCAGTTGCTCAACCCCTCCGATGCGCTCGCCCTGCCAGTTTATTACCGACGGCGGCGAGAGGCCGACCATGTAGGGCCGCAGTTGTAGCTCTTGTTCGTCGGCCAGTGTTAACTCGCGTCCGAGCATATCCTGTAGTTTGGTTGTGTTCGGATATTCGACGAGGATATGCGTCTTGCCGTAGACAAGCAGGTCTTGCAATCGCTCCTTTGCAAACGTCGTCAGGTTGCGCCCCGTCAAGTCAACGTTTTGAGCGAGCATCTGAAAAAATATATCCGCGTCCTCGGCCAACTGGACCGGAGCAGAGAACGGCCGCGCCGAGTAGGTCGTCACTACATCCCTAAACATATCATAGAGAACGGAGTTGGCGAGGCGCGTCTGGTAGCGTTCATCGGATTCTTTGGGATACTGCGGCAGGTATTGCCGCCCCGCGTCCCGCATCCCAAGCGTCCCCTCCATGAGTATGCGCGGCAAAGCCCACCGCCGCGCCATGCGTTTATATGCCGCGTTCGGGGTTGCTACCGTTGCGCTATCTGCCGCCTCGTCGTCGTGTGCGAAATCGAAATAGTTCATCTGTTGCCCTCTATAGTGTCGCCGTCTATAGTAAAAACTTTATATCTCGTCTAAATCCCATGACGATACTCTCTCTGGTGCGTCTATCGGATGCTCTGCTACAATATAATAACCCAACGCGTCCGACGCATGGGAGAGGCGCGGGTCAAATCGTTTGTCAATCTCGCCAGACCCGCCCTCTAATACGCGCAC